AAATAAATCTCATCAAATATTCCAGAAACATTAAATCCGGATGATTTGATATTATAACCATTCATGTTTTGTATATGAAATTGATTTCCATAACATATTTCATAATCTGCAAATTTATTCATTTCAACTCTCAAATCTCTTCTCATGATCAATTTTGTAATATTTGACATGATTGCAGCATCTGAATCATCAATAATCTTCAGAAATTTGCTGTACTTAAATCTTGCTCCATACTTATTTAATTCAGAAGAATCGCTATAATTTTTGATATTATAATAAACCACGTCCTTTAGATAGTTCACATCTTCATTGATATTTGAATTATAGTAAACAGTTGCATCCGCTTCAATATAAAGATATTTAATATCAGTAATCTCGGGAACGATTCCGGCAACAGAATATTTTCTCAGAGATCTCTTAATATTTTCTTTGACTTGATTTGAAACATATGGGCCATTGATAGGCTTGATGCTAATATAAACTCTTCCGTATTTTGGAGGATTCAGTTCTTCTCCACCAAAAACGGAAATTGATTCGGCTTCTGGGTATATTTTGGACACAATAGATTCATAATCAGATGCAGTGACTGCACGATTTTGTGCTGAATACTTCTTTGGGGCATATCTTTTAATAGAGTCTACGGATTCAATCTCTCTTCCACTTTGAGCTGGTGAATTTGTAGTGATGAGAGAAATTCCAGTTGTAATAGATCTCTGATTATTGTCAATCAATCTTCCATTAAAAGTAAAAAACTGAACTCCATTTGCAGCTTCGCCATTGGTAATATTATAAGTCACTTCAACATAATTAGATCTTTCTAATTTCTTGCCAAACAATCCATCACCAAAAATCAGTTCATATCTTTGATCCTCAATTTCTTGAATAAAAAAGATTTTAGAATCTGAATTTACATCAAACAGATTCTCAATCATATTGTATTTGACTTTCGCAGAACTCAATTGATTGTCTCTAACATAGACTGAAATTGAATTCGTATCAATGTTTGGATTATCCAAAATGAATCTTTGAGTCGTAGAATTCGGCCCCACCACAAATGTACTTAGTGCCAAAAATCCTTCATAAATTTCAATATTATCAAAAGATGCCAATCCATTAATTACAGGAACTGTAATATCTTGAGGCATAACAAATGAAAAGCTCTGATTATTGAAAGATGTAGAAGAAGTACATACAACACCACTTTTCAGAGTTAAAGTCAGAGGTGGAGTAATGCTTTGATTACTTACGTCTACAAAGAAAGATATATTTGCCTTTGCTGCAGAACGAGAATGTGGAACATAACCAATGTTTCTTGCAAGAGATACTACATTCTCGCGAAGTGTTGCACTGTCAATGAACACTTCATTACTTATCATATTTGCATTATATGATGAAATGTAAGTATTATATGCTAATACGTCAATTAATATGGATAAATTAGACCCTTCATAATCATAGTCAGTAAAATTTGAATTCGCTCTCAAATAACTGCGAAGAGAAGCCTTAATCTGATCGTAATCTAGGTTTGTAAAGTTAACTAGTGCCATTTATCTTGCAGACTGTAGTGCGAATGTTAATTGCTGAGGTAGAACATTGACTCCAACAATTGTGTAATTGATAGTTGCATTTAATTCGTAACTTATTTCGTCACTTTCTACCGAAACGCTGTTTAATATTACTCTAGGTTCATATAAACGAATCGCTTCTGAGATTTTATCTTCTAAAAATGAAATGGAAATGTCATCCATATTCTCAAAAAGAGAGTTTCTTAAGTCAGTTCCGAAATTGACATTAAAAAGCCTTTCTCCGCGATTCGTTAAGACAATATTTCGGATAGAGCGAGCAATCGCAGTTTCATTTTTCAATGAAATCAGATCATAATTGATTGGATTGATCTGAAAGGTCATGCTGAGATCTGCAAAACCTTTACTAACTCGCTCTACGGGCATAAAGTTTATAAAATCTATATTATTTATTCAACCATAAAGAGGTTCTGTTCCATATTCCCAGTCATCATAATCATCATCATTACGAATTTTGGAATGAATTTCATTTTGAGCCTCAAAATTATGTTTTTTTGGTGTGTACTCATCTAAATGAATTTCGCGGAGAATTTTTGTCTTATTAATTTCAGAATCCCAACCATATTCACTTGCCAAATACAGAGTTCCCCAGTTTTCTTTCATGTAATTTTCGTCTTTATCTACTTTTTTAGTCATTTTAACTCCTGATTTAAGTGAAAATCAGAACTTTTTACGGGGTTTCTATCCCGCTTTTATGATATCGTAGTCATCCTCTAAAATTTCTTTGAGATATTCCTCATCCCAAAGGTCATAATATGAGGTTTTTGCCAATTTTTCTCTAAAATTACGTAATTCTGCCGTTGGTTGCGCTATGATCAGGTTATATTTTCCATTATTTGTCTGAATTCCTTGTATAAAAGTGTCATAGGACTTACAATCCTCAAAAAATTTCCATTGATCATGCTGTAAATTATAATGATCAACCCAATATTGAACAACATTTAGATTCAAATCGTCTTCAATGATATAAATGATCACTTGATATCCTTCAATTGGTTTTATTTCACTAGCAGGACACTCTATAATCTTAAATTTTGAATTAGATGCAAAGGGGCATATTGAAAATCCCTTTAATTCTTCGCGAGTTTCAGATACTTTACGAATCCAATTTAGAATATATAGTTCCTTTTCTGAATATTGCATAAAAAAAGACGCTTAATCTATTTAAGCGTCTTATAAAATATTATTTTCCTTGTCCCCTATATTTTTTTCTTGCTTTGTTGCTTGAAGAAGCACTCAATTTTGTGTTTTTTGAGTGTCCCTGACGTGTCACTTTAGGTTTGCCTGGTTCAAATTCAGTTTTGTTTCCTTTTGCCATTTTAAATTACCTCCAATAATCAAATTACTCTTGTTTTTTCGTGACCAACACGAACTCTTGGGTCGCACCAAATTTCAAATCCAGCTTCTTTCGCGTCTAGGCAGAATGAAACATCTTCGCCACACATGTCTTGTACGTTTCCAGATTCAAAGACTTGCATTTTAGGTGCAAACCAAGGATACTCCAAATTTTCAAATACTCCGTTTTTAATCAGAACCCATCCAAATCCAGTATAATCAACTGTGAATGGTTTACGACGCTTTGAGATACTCTCTACCGTTTCATGATTCATGACTCCACCATTCTTGCGGAAATCATCTTCTTCTAGCCAATGCGCAACTGATGTGGTGTATCCATCTTCAGTTGCATACCATCCAGCAACAACTTCACGCTCTTCACCATCTTCTGAGAAAGCAAGATCACATAGCTGCCAGAATTTCTCCGAGTTAAAAACGATATCAGAATCAATCCATAATTGATAATCATATTGTAACTTGCCGTCCCAAGGAACTTGTTTCGGTCCTCTCAGAACATTTGCCCCCAAAACTTTACAGCGAGCAAAGTTCACCATTGAGCTATAGTCCTGAGAAATCTGAATACTCATTCCATTTTGTACTAGATCAAAACAAAGTTGTACAAATGATTTGAGAAAATTGAATGAACATCCTCTTCCAGGTAGGCAAAATACAATTGACTTGCCTCTCATTCGCGCTTTGATTGCATCAAAATCCCATTCTTGTTCTTTTGGTTTTTGCGGTGCTGCCGCTTTTACAGTGAACCCCTTTGCCATCGATTCAAATCTCCAATGATTGTAATTCAAGTCAATTTTAACACTCTATATATGGTCTGTCAATACGAGGAGTTCAGAACCACCTCTCTGTTTATGATGAGTTCCTCATAAGATAGATCATTTTTTGTATATGTGCTATTTGTAAGATCTATGAGATGATTCAAGGTTTCCCATACTGCCAAAAATTTTTCTTCAGACAATGAGTGAAAAAGACATTTTTCGCTTACGTATATGTGATAAATTTTTTCCATTAGAATTGTTTCAAATACGCTAAAGGTATGTATGGGGGTATTTTTATGAATATTTGGTTAAAATGAAATTTGAGTATTTTTTGTTGTAATTTAAATGTTTGATAAAGTTTTCCTGCGTCATTGTTTTAAGAATTTTTTATTTTCATTTCTAATTGATACGTTAATGGAGGGATATTGATAATTTTTATTTTTTGGATTTCCTCTTAAGGAATGATTTAATTTTATTAAGCCATATTCTGTTAAAGGTCTGTTACGATCATATTTTCTCGGAGTACGATATGCAATTCCTTCAGTTGAAATGTAGTATCCGGGGTATTTTGTTTCTTTTATATTTTCCGGAATTTTTATTGGAGGATATGAATATACTCTTTTTTTAGATTTCGGTTTTGGTTTCTTTTCTTTTTTTATATAAGTCCATTTTCCGTTTTGTTTGATATATTGAGATCCATTTTTATATGTTTTAATTGTTCCTTCGGGGTAATTCATAATTAATTTTTTTCGGAAATTTTTTTTATGAGAGATAAACTAAAGGCGCTTTTACATTTTGTAGACTCGGGTAGTTTGCCTTTTTTAAAAAGGGGGGGGGCTTAAGGCGCGGGGCCGCCCTTAGGATCTTATCGCATGGCCCGCATAAAGAATAACAAATTAATCGGAATTAACTGCTATAAACAATAACAAAAGAATCGCACATCGCCGATATAAACAATAACAAACAACATCGGATTAACTGCTATAAACAATAACGACCCGATTGAGCTGATATAATTATACTGACCCGACTGCCGTGATATAATTATACTATCCTGATTGCGTCCATATAATTATACTGACCCGATTAGACTGGTATAATTATACTGACCCGACTGCCGTGATATAATTATACTATCCTGATTGCGTCCATATAATTATACTGACCCGATTGGGCCGATATAATTATATCCTAATTTCAGACATTAAAAAAACCCTCCCAGATTGGGAGGGTGTAAAGATATTTAATGACCCCTTCTCTCAGCGGGTCGGGCTATCAGCCGATCAGTCGATTTCGCGGATCGAGGTGATCACCTCGACTTCGTAAGGTGAGGCGAATGCCCACACCCTGAACGATCCGCCAATCTCGAGAAGTTCGCCAGGGATCTCATTGTCGCTGGCCGGGGTGGTGAGCATAACGAACACGCTCTCATCTTCAGGAGCGGGGCCATAGGAGGCCATTATGCGGGCCGTGGCCGCTGCGGCGGCAGGGGTGAAGCGGGTCATAATTTCAGGGGTTTGTGGGGTGAGTGGCGCCCCTTACACTGTAGGGACACTTTAGAGGTAACTAACTTTAATTCAAAGTTAATCACCGTGAGAGAAGTATATTTAATGACCCCTTCTCTCTATGGGTCAGGTGATCAGATGATGTTTACGATGCCATTCTCGGCATTGATGTGTTTCCACTGCCCCTCCCAGCTGGTCGAGGTGCGCTGGCAGCTGGCCCACCACCAGCGGGCCGCTGCCCTGCGGCGCGAACGGGGAGCCGTGGCCCACCACTGGGCCAGCTGTTGCTGTTTACGTTCGGAATGACGGTTGCTGATCGGGTTCATAATTTCAGGGGATTGTGGGGCGGGTTGCGTGCCCCTCACACTGTAGGGACACTTTGGAGGTAACTAACAACAACTCCAAAGATGTTTCTGAAATGAATATAAGCTTATTGTTACAATGTAATTTAATTATTATTAGATACAGCAAAGCCAGACTCCTGTGAAATTAGATTAAAAGAATCTAATTCGGAATCCGAAACAAAAAACTATTGAATTGTTCCACCTTTGATTATAAAAAATACCCTGTTGTCATATAGTTAATCACTTTCAGATTTAACCCTCAGACATATATTATTCGTCTGCGATTGGGAAGAGTTTTGAAAAGACCCTATGAGAAACTTTGATCATATAAGATAACGATTGAAATCAGATTGCGTTTTGTATAAGAAAAGGGAATTCTTGTGGCTCCACTGTGTATAGACTTATCTCATCGGGTGAACCGCCTATTGTGCTATCTGGGAAAAGAATTATATTCTATTATACAATCATCAATTGATTGTTCACTTGTTTTTATTTATAATAATTGATATTTTCACACATAAAAAAAGAGGGCTTTATGCCCTCTTGAAGAAGTATTGATTTAATTATATTCAGAACTCAATCTCTTCCGATTCGGATTCTGTGTTAAACTCATCCAGAATGGATTCCAGAATCGCCAGAATCTCATCACCATTGTTACCACGATCCAGAAGAGTCAGGGCCAGATTCTTAGACATAAAAGTGTTAATTAGAGGTGGTTGGCTGGTAAGATACCTGAAGCGGATTAGAGGGGCCTTCTAGGGGCTTCTAGAGGCCTCTCAGAGTCCCCACAACAACCTCTCTAGATCGAATTCATCAAAAGACTGTTCAGGATTGCTAGGGGCCCATTCAATAGGGCAAGCCATGGCCTGTTTCATTGCAGGAATCTCAGTGTAAGTGTTGTCATCAGCACAATAGCTGAGACGCGAATCCTGATAGGCGGTGCCGATACGAATTCCCTTGAATGTGAATGTCATGATTAAAGAATTCAGATGAACAGTGTGGGGATCGGCGCCCCTCACACCATCAGGACACTTTGGAGGTAACTAACTTGAATTCAAAACAAGTTAGTTTGAGAGAGTATATTTAATGACCCCTCTCTCATGGGTCAGCCTACCTATCAGGCGGTGATGTTCACCAGAACGCCACTGCGAATCGCACGGTTCACAAAGGAACCGACAGACTCACCCTCACTGATCACATCGGAAAGCTCAGTCTGCCAGGCCAGAACATCAGTCACTGAATAGGTATAGGGGCGGCCGTGAAATTCCACGGTAACTTGATTGTCGGCCACTTCGCTGATAGCAGTGATCACGGAAGAATTAAACTGGGTCATGATAAAGAAAGGAGGTGAACAGAACGCGGTGGGCTTTCCCCCCGCATGAAACCATTATGGGGCATGGCTGGGCCCAGTGGGGAAACCGATGGACACTTGGCCGACTGGCTCAAGTGGTTTCGGCCGTCTCTCACACCATCAGGACACTTTAGAGGTAACTAACAAGAATGCCAAGAAAGTAGGAGAATCTTAGATATAAAAAAAGGCCCCCTTGCGGGAGCCTATAGTTATATTCATTCAATCATTCTCACCACCTATCAGGTGTGCTTAGATCCTCAACATAAGAATTCACCTTCTCTGCAGGTTCTAGTTCAAATAGTTTACTCCAATCAATCTGATGTGGATTAAAGTCTGGAAATACGTCAAGATCCAGAGTGATTCTGTAACGCTGCTTCTGTGCTTGCTGATAGGCCACGGACATAAGTTCCTCCGAATTGGTGATGAGAATACTATAGAGTATGATGCGGTTTCTGTCAAGTTCTGGGCTATTTAGGTGTGCCAGTATGGAAATTGGGCGCAATGTGGCGGTTTTATGTGTGGCTGGGCGGGGCTTGACTTTATGGGAGTTTTATGGTACAATGCAGGCTAAGATCACAAGGTCCCGGGATATTAAATCAACACTAAAGTAACAGGCACCTGAAGATATTAAATCAACAGGCACCTGAATAGATTTAATCAACACTTTTCCACAGGTTTTCCACAGGCAAATAAACAACACATATACATTTCTTTTAACGTTTTTAATTGTTATGAAATTAAAACAAAACAAAAAAAAAGAGGTATTAAATAATACCTCTCAAACGAAATGTGCAGGTGATCCACAGAAGAAAGAAAGAATGTGAGACTTACCTCACCTCAGATAAAGATATGAACCAGCCCAGTCTGCATTCTTAAAACAATTATCACGCGATTCGGAATTCAGAAGATTATATCGTACACCTTTGGCGGGTGATTTCCATGATGCTGCCTTGTAAACTTCACCACTATTCTTATCAATGAAACAATGGACAGAACGATCGGTATGTCTCACCATCACAAGTTTAAGATATTTCTTACCTTGCTCAATCTCCATGTTAAAGTTAAAGTTATAGGTGCCCTCACGAATCTGATTCAGACACTCATTCCAATAATTGATATTGCGATCATCCTTAAGAATAGAATTCGGCTCAGATGCACGCGCGGCGCTAGTCTGAAACGATTTAATAGTATAATTCTCATAATCCTGCCGCAGAGTCTCACACAGAACCTGTGCATAATGCAGAACTTCGGCGGTCATAATAGGAATAGCGATAAAGAGTTTCATTGAAGAATGAGTTTGGGGGAGAGAAGAATTCAGATCAGATCATAGCTTTCACTTTATTCATCAGCATATCAATTTCCGCGATCTCAGACTTAACACGATCCTGAAATTCAGTGTCATTTGTTGCAATCATCAGATCAACTTCCTGCAGATCCTTCATTGCAACCAGGCTCAGGGAGATCAGATACAATTCTTCAGGAGTGAACATCGGGTTTCAGATAAAGAATGGAATCGGTGTGGGCCTCAGCCTCACACTGTAGGGACACTTTGGAGGTAACTAACTTTAATTGCCAGTTAGTTACCTCTAGATTAACTATATCAGAGAGTGGCGAACATCGGGCTATTCAGCATATCCCACACTTCGCGGGTTTTCTTACCCGCATCGTAGGTTTTTTGAATGGCATTCTCTACAGCAGGAACGCCAGTTTGAATGAACCAGTTCCAGGAAATTGTAGAATAGACTTTAACATTCTGGCAGATCTGCAGGAGGGTTTCTTTACCTCCATTGTTCCACACAAACACAGCAACATCAGCGATCATGAGGACAATCGCAATCGCAATTTCAATAGTTTCCATGAAATTGTTCAGGTGCTTGGCATAGTCAATCGAAGTGACAGCATTGATGACAGTATTGACGGGGGGGAATGCAGGAGTGTTCATGACAAAGAATTCAGGGTGAGGTTGGGAGGGCTTCGCGTCCCTTACACTGTAGGGACACTTTGGAGGTAACTAACTTTAATCGCGGTCAGAGATGTTAAAATAACCATATTCATACTCCACCAACGTATCATTATATTTCATACGAATTGCCTGCAGTCTTTGTTCATCAGTATATTGATCCCACAGTGGGGGATTCTGAATATAACAATCGTGCCAGATTTGAAGTGCCTGAGAATAGTTCATGAGAATTCAGTGAAGAATAGAGATCATTTCATGATAATAACTATCAGCATCACATTCTACTTTATGTGACTTCTCTGCATTCTCAATATCAAATTGTGCCATTTCAAGTCTGAATATCACTTTATTCAATAAATCTACAAGTTTCTGGACTTTCTGTTCGTCATTCAACATAATTCAGGCTCCGATAGATGAGAGTAAATTGTGACATTGACGATACAATCCAGGCGAAACGATTGTGTGTTGTTTCGGTATCACCAAATTGCGATTCAGTTTGGGATGCCTATAAATTAAGTGCTTTCCTGCGCACCGATGCTCATAGCATCCCCTGGAAATCAATTCTTTAATAAAATCACGATACTTCATGATTCTGCCCACTAAGTGAAGAATCCTGCGCCAGAGTGATAGTGTCCATGATAAAGAATTCAGAGGGTGTTAGTGGATTGTGTCCCTGACACTAGAGGGACACTTTGGGACGAAACTAACTTGAATGCTCAGAAAGTGTCAGGTTCTTTGCAATACGAATTGCCTCATCAAACGATTTCACATTCTCGGCAACACGACTTGATGGCCCATAATTTATATGATTCACATCCGAAATTCTGCGAACCCATACATCAAACGAATCGTATGCTTCACCTGCAATATAGCAACTGTTTCCGTTTGAATCAATTCCCTTAAATTCAGCAGGCCCACGACGCTGAGAATGCTGAATCGTAACGTCGGAATTCTGCAGCATCACATAAACATCAAACCGCGAAGATTTCATCTGACGAACACAAACCTTAGCGTAGTTGTCAGACAGATCGTTACCAATTTCAAACAGAGTCTTCATGATAAAGAATTCGGGTGATCTTTGTGTGAGTTGGTGTCCCTCACACTGTAGGGACACTTTGGAGGTAACTAACTTTAATTCAGCTCAGAAACGATTTGATTCACTGTTTTCTTAGCACTCCCATGCGCAGGAAATGCAATAATAT